CCGAATGGTATTTTTTCTAGCTTATACGGGAGATGAAAATCATAGTTTCCCTGATCCTCAGATATTCTATAGAGTGGCATTAGTTTTATTTAAATATTATTTATACTTTAGTAGTACTTACTTAAGATTTCATTGATTCGTGCTTGATTGTTTCGCTTGCTCGCCTCAATCAGTTGGTTCACTGCATCGAGATGAATATGTACTGCTGGATTGATAGTTTCTATTCCTACTCATACAGGAAGATATAGATTCTCATATGCTGGTCATACGTATCTATTTCCATCATCTGCTATTACTATTGAGTATGTTTCTTGTCATTGATTGTTCATATAAAATTACTATTAAATTATTATAAACTCTTTATAGTATCAACTATTTTTCAGATATTAAATGAGGATAGATGATGAAAGTAAGAGACGAGTTATACACGAGGTATATGAGGAGAGTGTAATCAGAATATACACCGAAGAGCATAGCGACTGAGAGAGTAACTGTGATCCCTGCTATAGCAGAGAGAGAATATATCTGAATGCGATGAACATATTGTATGCTGTGAGTGATAGGAGAATGTAGAACATATTATTTCCCGATAAATTTATAGAGGATTCCTGCACCTTTTTTCTCAATTATTGCCATGAGTGGTATAGATGCACAACCACTTATAGAGATGAGTCCGTCACGGAATGGAACATTATATCCTATGAACTGTCACATGATATACCCTATAAAAAAAGCAATAAACATATTGATGAAGAATAAAGAAGTTGTGAACTTCTTTCATTGTGATATTCAGTAGAGCTGTGTTGCTATTCCACCGAATAATCATAGTCATCAATTCGCTAATGCTTCTCTGAGTCATTCTATAGAGTTCATAGATATTTATAATAATATGAGTATTCCATATCAGAATACACATTGAATATAATAAATAAAACCCAATATAAAAACCCTCTAAAATTCGCACACTTACACCTGTAAAAGATCTCTTCTAGATTCCTTTGTTCATATATCAATACTGTATGAGTTATCTTGCAAGTATGTGATAGAATTTATATACAAATTATCTTGGAAATTCTTCTCCCAATTTGATATATTTATCTGATCTCATATTCTCATATCAGACTTGAGAGTTTTGATTGATTTTACTATTATTTTTGGAATTGATTTTTTTTGTAAAATAGTATTACAGTATTCATCGACTGCCTCAAGATGGAGAAATCTTGAATCTGATATATATGATACTTTTTTTCCATAGAGAGTTATTGATCCAGAATCCTGATATACCTGGTTGATTGAACCACCATTTGTGAATTTTATATAGTTCACAATCTCTGATATATCTTTGGTATATGCGAGCTTCAAAATATCATTTCAATATGTCAGTTGGTGAATAGTAGGAGTATTTCGTATGACTATTCCGCCATCATTTTCAACTACTACATTTGAGCTTGTCCCTATGAACTTATTCAATATGAAGTTGTAGGCTTCGAGTAAGGTTTTATTTTCAAAAGCATATTTTAAATTTATTCCAGTGATATTTTTCTCTTTTATGTACAAAATAGGAGAACTCACACTCGCTGTATATTGGTCAATTATATCCTCAATTACATTCGCAATATCATCATCATATTCTACATTCGTACAAAAATCACTACTCAGATCCTGAATGAGTGGGTATATCTCGATACTTGCCATATTCTCATTTTTTGAGTGTTCGTATGTTCATATGATTCAACCTCATACTATCGAGCCATTAATATAGATATATACTACTGATCATAAATATTGTTCTGGATCTCATTGTATTTCTATACTATTCACATCTCAATATCTGAAAGAATCGAAACTATGCGATTCGATTGTTCAGATATACGAGTTGTTTTTTGTGAAAAATTGTAGCATTATGTCTTTATGATATAATTAAGGACAATGTATGGTTGGAGATTATTATGAGCTGTTCCTGATCCATTGCACCACCACCACCTACTCCTATTCAGAATGTATGCGTATGTGCTGGCATTTCGGCAACAGAAAGTGAGTGTGTTTTTGCTCCGCCTGTTTCACCGAGTACATCGAACTCGGTTTGTCCAGAATCTCGACCAACAACGACATTTCCTTTTATATTTGGTAGGTTGAATGTGGTAGTACCATTACCAATTCCATATGCTGTACTTATTACAGAGAATAATGAGGCATAAGTGGTTCGAGATACAGCAGTACCATCACAAACTAGATACCCAATTGGTGGAGTGTTAGTTGTCCACATAACAACACTACCTGTTGGATTAATTAATCATGCACCTCAATATATATCCGCCTTCCATAGTGTAATACTTGTAATTACTCATCCACTTGATACTACAACGGAAAGTTTAACATTATTTGGATTCCAAGTACTCGTACTTGTTTGTATGACTCCTGAGGAGTCAATCATCACATAAGTAGTGACATTATTTGCTACGGTTAGTGTACCACCTACATAGAGTCACTCAGCACCTCATACATTATATGCACCAGATCATATCCGAACTTGTAGAGCGGAGTCACCAGTAAGACGATATATACGGAGCCTTCGAGTACCTTCATTATAGATATCAGTCAGTTGGTTTTGCTTATCTAACTCCACCTCATCAATTCTCGTATGAATATCATTGATATTCTCAGCCACTACATTTAGAAACAAGTAGTCATTCGCATCGAATGACTGTGCACCATCTCCAAGATACCCACGAATGACTGTGAGTACAGTTCCAGCAGTAGCAGTAACATATACTTTCTCCATCTTGATAGGATTGCCATCTCATCCGTACTTCACAAGTGTACCTATCCAATTATTGGCAGGCAATGGTTTATTCCAAGTATAGGTGGTAGGGAAAACAATATTTATTGTTGTGATACTCGCATTGATACTATTCGCGAGTTGTAAGTATCCATTATCTACGAGATTGTATCGTTTGTGTGCCATATTATTTGAATGTTTTACGATATACAGCGGTCAAGTTGTAAGAGAATGTTCCGTTTATTATTATTGGTATTGTATTATTTACTTCTGTAAGTTTTGGTATTTCTCAAAAAAATCATATCGATGATCCATTTTTCAATACTTTCTGATTCGGTCAATCTATGATAATTGAGTCAGTAGAACCGATTGTACCAGTGATCTGAACGCCGTTGAAGTTGATAGAGGTAACACCAGTAGCAGAAGTGAAGGCAAGAGTTGCATAGATTCGAGCCTCAGCAGTTCCATCACGAGTTATTCCAAGGTTATATGTACTTGCAGTAATACCACTTACAATCTGTTCTGTAGCGAGTGATTCTTCCCAATATTTATATGTCTCGAATACAAGAGAGAAAGGTATCCAGTCGATATTGTAGTGAGCCTCATCGAATGAATACGATGTACAAGTTGCTTTCACTCTACGAGACCAAGCTCACTCGGTATACTCGAGATATTGGCTATCTTGTGCAAGTATCACTTTGAACTCGTCCAGGAATGCGAGATAATCAGTTCGTGTTGCCTTTTTTAGCTTGCCTTCGATCTTGATAGTCTGTAGTACCTCTCTCTTGTTGAATATTTCGCCGTCATTACCGAATGATTCACGATTCACTGTGAATGCTTTCCCTCGCAAGTGTTCCGAGTTGTTCACGATTATATCCGTTCTTACTCCGAGATTATGTAGAGTGAAAGAACCATAGCGAATTACTACTGGTCAATTTGCCTCTACTGGAGGTTGTACATTCGGGATGCCATTGAATGTGGAGAAATTAAACATAGTTTTTAGTATCAGAGTCGAGCATATTTGTGCTCATTATAGAGCACGGATTTTATCTTGTCTGTGAGGTCATTGAGTTCCATACCATTTGATATAGTGACATTTCAGAAATTGATATTGATTGATTGTCCACCACCGCCCATCTGATTATTCGGGATAATTCTACCTGATCCAGTTGGCATAAATATTTCAGGTCATCTCTCTCATACGAGGTATGGAGTATTTGCAGAGGTATATCCACCGACCGCACGAGCACCATTGAAAGTACTTGTATTTGCACCACCAAGTGTTGCCATCTCAAGAAGTGCATCTTTTGCCTTTCTTAGTTGGTTCATGATCCAGTTTACTTTTTCAGATATGAAGTTTCATATCGCATTAAAAACATTTTCAGCAGTTGTTTTAATTCCGTTCCATATATCCGAGAAAGTCGCTCATATATCCACTCAGAATACTGTTTTTACCCATGTATTGATCTCAGTGGCTATAGTTGTGATTATTCATTTCATTGCATTCCATACTGAGCTCAGTACTGTTTTTATACCTTCCCACATAAGAGACCAATTTCAGGTAAATAATCACTTGAATATATCGAATACACCTCAGAGGATATTGAATCACTCAGTGAATAGTATCGATAATACCTCGAATGCTATAGTTATATATGTTTTGATATTTTCAAATACATTTGTGAATCATTTGATAATATCTACTCCCCATACTCCCCAGAATACCTTTATTTCATCAAATACTTGATATGTAATCTCTTGAATACCCATGAAGTTATTCGTCCACGCAATTCATAGTACAGTGATTCCAGCTATTATAGCAAGAATTGGAGCAGTAATCATTCATAATCCAGCAACTATAACAGGTATCGCAAGCCCAAGGAGCCCGAGAACTGTAACAAGTCCAGCAACTGCGAGAGATCATAGAACTATATATTTTGTGAGTTCTGGATTCTTACTAGTCCAATCCACAATGCTTGCGATTACTGGTTGTATTGCAGTGGCAATCGAATTGAGAGCAGGCAATAGGGTAGTACCTATATTTTCTCATATATCTCATAGAGATAATTTCAGTTTTTTGAGTGATCAAGAAAATGTTTCTGATTGTGCAAGTGCACTTCATCCGAACTCATTTCATAATTCTTTCAATATTATTCCTTGTGCCCCCATGATATCCCCACTTTCTTGTAATACCTTTATTTGCTCTTTTTGTTCATCAGTAAATGCTACACCAACACGAGAGAGTGCAGATATACCTTCTATAGGATTATTGAGAGCCTTGCCAAGTTGTATAGCCTGTGCAGATAGAGCCTCAGCACTTGGAGTAGCACCACCATTCATAGCGGTTGCCATATCTATGATGGTATTGGTTGCCTTGTCGAAGTTCACCCCTTTTATATTCGTAAAAGTAAGGAGCATATTCTGTCCGCTTGCAATAACCTCATCAGATATTCATAGAGTTTTCTGAAGATTCGATGCGTATGCTTGTATCTCTTCTTTTGTTTTCCCTACAGTATTTCAAGTAGATTTTAGAACGGCTTCGAGTTGTGCGGTGGCTTGTGCAGATTCATTAGCGGAGTCAATGGTAGTGAGTAGATATCAAGAGATTCAGGCGAGTGCAATACCTCATACATTTCGCATACTCGTAAATGCTTTCTCATTTCGCTTTGCAAATTCAGTAATAGAGCCTCATACTTTATTAAAAACCTTAGAGGCTTCATCTACTGCCGATATGAGTATGTTTATTTTGTTTTCTGTTGCCATTTTAGTTACTTTTTAGTATTTTCTATATTGCTTTTTATAAAAAATAGATCTACTTTCCAGAGTGGTTCGGTTTCATATTGTTCATGTGATAAGTGGAAGTGTTCAGAATATATTATTTCTTTCCACTCTTTCGAGAGGTTACCACTCCCTTTATGGAAGAAGACTTCATACTCGTATCTGAGATCTTCTTTTTTTTTAATTCCTCAAGACAGCTAGTTGCAAATTCAACAAGTTTTGATGTATCATCAATATCCATTTCAAATGAGATTATTTTCTCAAATGATGATTGATCGATATTATCTCAATCAATGGTAATATGTCTTGTGAGTAAACATATCAGCTCAATAGACATTTGTGTCTCTGATATTGTTTTTTCAGTAAATCTCTTTAATAGAGAATCAATACCGTCCCCATGACCAATACGTATTGACTCATACATATCGATAACTATGTTTTTAAATGTGAAAATCATATTTTAATTATTTAGAAATTATAGGTTTAAGTGTACACCTGCAGTTCACATGACTTGGCGGTCATCCTACATCACTATATTCGAAGTTATAAGAGCCTTTCGGAGTTGTGAGAGTATCGCCTTTATCAAAGAAATTATCACCGAGAGGGATTTTCTTACCATGGAGACTCATACATATATCAGATACTCGATCGTCAAGAGCAGTCCACCATTCCTGAGATGCTACTACTCCGCTTTCCTTCCACCCGAGTATACTTGCTTCGTTACTCATACGGATAGTCTCAGTTCTTGCGATAGATTCGGCTCGAGATTCTCTCATCAGAGTAAATTGCTCTTTTACGAGATTCTTTGTGTCGAGTGCACCGAGTCATTCGGATAGAGATTTTTCAAAAATCTTTTCTAGCTTGTCTTTGGTGGTAGAGTCTACTGATTTCTGGAGTAGGTATATATTTGTTTTTATCTGTTTCACAACTTCTGGAGCTCCTACATCGAATCATATCTTACTCCCTACTTCTCGCATTGATTCGGTTGCCTCTTCTTTCGTGAGCATCTTGAGGATAGGTCATAGCTTCATGAGCCATACGGTCTTGTACTTTGAAAAATCTATCTTAGGGAATGATAGAGCTTTTGTATCTTTGATCTGTGACAATATGAATTCTTCTTGTTGATCCGCTATGCTTTTTATAGCACTCATTATTTTTTCTTCATATTTTATGAGTCTTTTATCTCTCTTTTTTACTTTCAATATCATTGCTTTTTCACTATTCGGTATTAGTGTTTCAGCGATTCAATCAATGAGAGATTTCATAGAATATGAAATATTTTTTGTTTCATCCGTCTTGTCTTGCACTACGGTTGTCGGGGTAGTAGTAGCCATCTCATCATATATGAATTTATCTCATTCTTTTACTGGTGACATACCTCTGAATGTACGAGCCTCATTAAGTGTAAGGATTCCAGATTGATAGTCTGATCTTATTTGATTCTCATCCTGAGGAATAATATTATAGAACTCGAACCGTCCGAGTCCGTTGAATAATTGACGATTTAAAGCATCAGCAATCTTAATCGCTACAGGCTCTACTGCATTTCTAGCGAATAACTCTTGGAAGTTTCGTATATTCATATTTCCACCTGATCACTCACCGATTCCAAGTACTGCTTTTGGCACTTTGAATACCGCAAGGATCTCATCACGAGTCAATCGCTTTCCTTCGATATATGCCATATCCTGAGGAGTCATAGAGACACTCTGGAATGTCGCACCCTGAGTCAATACGGCGAGCTTATGAGCGTTATTTGCCCCCTTAAACTTGTTATTCCAAGCAGTTTGCATTCGTTCTACTTGTTCTGGCTGTAGGTCTTTCTCTGTAGAAAGTACACCTCCTGGATTCGCACCATTCTCAAATGTTTTCCAGTTATATACGGACTGTGCTCGTTCTGTATCTACCGAGAGTGCAGAGGCTTGCAAGTCACTCATCCCCTGAGTGATATATGGGTATGATTGTAGTGGATTGAAGTTCATTATCACAATGATTTCCTTCGGATAGAAATGAACCACATTTCCGTTGAGCATATACTCATAGTATAGTATTTCACTTCTTGAGCTATTCCATTTTGGAGTGATAAGATCTGGAGATAATATATGAAGTGAACGGACACTTGCACCGATGGTATTTTTCCATATATAACAAGTTCATCGTAGCTTTAAATATGAAGTAATTCATTCAAAAAGATCATATGAAAGTAGCTTCAAATAATCATGATTGATTTGCTTATCTCGGTCATTCAATAAGTGAATAGGTAGTTTTGCTACACCATTTGAAATGATAGATACTGCATTATATACCCATCCACTATACGATTCTCTAAGATTGAGAGCCGATGATTGGCGAGAATAATAAGGAGAATACTCTCATCCTAGCTTAGAGATTTCATGATACCTTTTTGTCTCACTTTTCTGTGAGAATGGATTTAGGAATTGTAGGAGATTCATACTTTTTATTGATTATAGAGACAGCTTCTTCGAGAGATTCCGCTTCTATGGAAATATTATATGTTGGAAAGGTGAATAGCATAATTTATAAGTTATAATCTAAAGTTTCGCACACGAGACGGAGAGATGAATATAATATCTCTCATTTATCCAAGAGAATATTTCAGAAATCTATAGTTGCTATTCGTGAAGTAAGACAAGTATCCGAGAGTGTAGGATCTTGATTCAATTGCTCTACAATAAGATCAATTGTTGTATCTAGCAATACTCTTCCTTCTGATCTTGTGGAGAGTTTGCCTATCTCTTGTTGGATTATGATATCGAACTCATATATTACCTTATTATTACATGAGTCGTACACATCATTAGAGATACGAGCTACCTCGAATGATGTAACAGGATATCCGTCTGGGGTTGCATTATGATAATCATACACGAATGCAAGTGTATTGATTGCATCGAGTTTCGCCTTTATTAGTGGTTTGAGTTTTGTTATCATAGAGATTTTTGTATTTCGTTACGGATAATAGATATTACGTTTTGTTCCTCTGCCTCTACTGCTCTTGTGAAAAATGGTTGTGCCTTTGTTCACTTCTTAGAGATTGATCTTGCTATGAGGAATGGTGGTATATTTATACCTTTTCTCTTTGCCCAATATGCTATAGGTTCAGTTGGTTGTTGTTTCCCCGGCTTTCTTCACTCGTGTACGAATGGAGCATATAGAGCAGTATTCACGAGCTCTCATTCTAGGTCTGTAAGACGAGAACGGAATGAATTTCGGAGTATACCAGTATTGACTGGAGTATTCATTTTACTTTCTCACTCGAGTACAAGTATAGATTTATATATTCATTTCCTGATTCCAGATATTACAAGTGCAGGATTCAATCATGGGATCTCGGATGATAGATCTATTTTTATCATTTGTTCTGTACTATTATTGCCTTAGTGAATGATACTCGGATTCATACATGATCCTGTACACCTCGAACATTATATTTTATACCATCTATGGTTAATCTATCTCATTCCCTTATATCCTCTATGAGAGTGCAAGTGAAGGAGAAAGTATTTGCCATATTATCGAGCCCTATGAATTGTTGGACATCTCCGAGAGGCTTCAAGTGCCCTATAATACTTCAATTAATAATAGAAAAACCAGACTTTCATCCAGTTTTTGTCATTCTTTCGATGGTTGCAGTCTTAGTGAAGTGGCTAAACATAAATTCGCTTGTAAGATTGTATTATTGATTCTTCTTTCGATTTCTCAATATCTCCCCATGAGATACTCGCACCATCAATAGATTCGCTCTTTATATTCGAACCATAAGAAGATCCAGCACTCGCTATCTTGCTCGCAAGGTCATATACTGCATATTTCAGATCAGTTGGCACAGTATCTTCTGTCCATCATGCAGTATATTTGATCTCTATAACATTGAATCCACGAGGAAAATATGAAGTACTTGCGATCATTCATTGATCCGCTTGTATATGATATTCAGTAGTAGTTTCTCCTGAGAACTTCACATAGGATATAGCAGATATTGGACATCGTTTGAGTACAAGGATTTGTTCACCATTTCAATTATATGTCTCTGTCTTTTCCTTAGATTCCACATCTCATAGGATAGAAAACATAAAACCCTCAGCCCTATTAAGAGCCGAGGTTGCATCTTCAATACAGAGTCCTGAATATGAAGAGAAGTCTTGAATATTAAACATTTACTTTTGTTTCAGTTACAATATCAGATTTTGTTTCTGTATCATCTGCATTAATTTCTTTTGTATCTACAATATCAGATACCTTTTTAGGAGCTTCCTCCTTCTTTGCCTTTGCTTCCTTTTTAGGAGCTTCCTCCTTGTAAGGAGTAAGAAATTGTTTATTTGCTTCATAGTGAGACTTATCTACTTCGACTACTGCACCGATTGGAGTTATTACTTTCATAAAGTTATTTTTAATAAATACCATCCTATCCCCCGAGAGGGATAGAGGGTAGCGATTAAGCAGCCGCAGTCACACCGATAACGAATGCATCAGCAAACGCAACCTTTCCAGCGATTCTCTCAGATGCTTTCATTGACTGAATATCTGATTCAAATCCACCTGTAGCATATCCAAGTTCGAATGAGAGACCCATACGATCACCAAGAAGGTAGTAGTTGAAGTTACCGAATCAGATAAATTTAACACTTGCACCCTCAGTATTTGGAGCAGAATTCACAACCTCAATTGGATATCCAAGAAGAAGAGTTTCATCAGAATCTTTTTTAATAGATTCCTTAAGAAGTGGGCGACCTTGAAGATCCACAAGTGACTCAATCACTGTGTATACATCTTGATGCATAGTCCAACAGATTTTTCAACCTGCCTTTCGATACTTCATAGGAAGAGTATTCTTGATAGCCACAAGATCCTTGTAGTCTACCTCAGCAATAGTATTGTGTCCAGTAGCGATTACCTTTGTAGGTACAGCAGTTGCAGTGGTAAAAATACCAGGCATTTGTGGAGCAACACCAGTACCAGTCATAACCTGTTGATCTTCGAACTCTGCCATAGCCTCAGCGATAAGATCACGAACAAGGTTGAATACCTCAGTATCTGTTTGGTTATCATCGATTAGCTCATTTGTACCACTAATAAGAGCGGTGAGCTTATTACATACGAGAGAAACCATACCAGTAGTAGGCTTGCTTGCAGTGTATGCAACACCTTCTGCAGTCCAGTATACAGTAACACCATTGATGATCTTAGAAATATCCTTCTTGTCAGTTGACATAGGAATAATACGAGCATAACGGCGAGTAAAACCAACAAGTTTTGCTACACGAAGAACTTCACGAGCGAATTCAGTAGGAACGAGTTCACCACCTTCTCCATCTGTACCCTCACTGAGGAATGCAGCCTTTGCCTCAGCAAAGTCAGGTGATCGTTTTACGAGAGTCTTGAAGAACTTAGCAGTCTTAGAGTGAAGTTCTTTTGTAGAATCAGCACCGCCAAATTTAACTTGCTTAGCAAGATCAACCATCTGAGCCTCAACATCACCGAGCTTTTTTGTAATAGAATCATTTGATTCATTAACAGCAGTAGCCACTGCATCTGGGAGGGTTTCTTCGAGGACAGTTTTGAAACTTGCCTCAAGAGCCTTTTTTTGTGCTTCATCCATAATAGAAAAAAGAAAAGAAAATAAATAGGAACTATTGCTTTTTTCAGAAACTCCTGAGAGCTTCATTCGCAGAGCGAGCGATTGTTTGGAGTAGCTCTTTTTGTTCGAGTTCCTCCGTTGTTTTCGTCTTGCCATCGACGAGCTTTTTTAAGAATTCTTTAATTTCTGAAATATCTTTCTTCATTTCGTTTAATTCCTTGGATGAAAATTCTTTTTTTCATTCGTTTTCTTTTCTTTTTCTCATTCTACACGCTTTTTCTTCTTCGCTTACAGTTCAATCAGCTTCTAGTGGTCTAACACATTCAGGATATTCATCATCTTCTACAATCACTCCTGCATCCTTTAGCTTCGCATACTCAGTACCGAGTATTTCTTTGAGCTTAGCACCTCGGTTTGATCCTACTACCACGAAAGAACACTCAATGAGTTCTGCCTTGGTAATAACATTACCTTCTCGCTCCTTGGCTATGAATCCGATTGATATATCCTTGACCGCACCAGCCATGTGAAGAGTCTTAACGAGATTACCTGCTTCGGTATCAATAAGACGACAGTCACCAACAGTCTGTCCACCTTCTTGGCGAAGATTGAACCATACTCAAGCGATTGCATTGAGTGTATAATTATGATCAATGAGTGCTACTGGATTATTCTTGAACTCAGTAAGGTCAATACCTTCTTGGAGAACCACCTCATTATGTCTATCTGTTGCATTGGTTGTCATTACTATATCTTTGATGATATAGTCCTTTTCAGTTGCCTTTGTTTCGAATCATTCCAAAGATTTTGCAAGGGATTCAACGATTTCTTGAGTATATAGTTTCATAGAGAAAAATTAGATTGTAGCGACGGTATTAGTAAGACGAGCGACGATAGCTTTCGCATCAGCGATTGAGTAGAACCCTTTGAATCCAACTGATTGAGTAACGATCTCATTAGTAGAGATTGTTCTAGACCACTCAGTGAATCCAACCTTAGCAAGATCAATTTCGAGCTCAGGAGAAGAAGTACCACCACCGATAATCACACCACCATTCACAATATTGAGTCGCATAGCTTGTGTGCTACCTGCAAGAGCCTTAGTCTTATATGTTGCCTCATCTTCATATGTGATTTCCATGGATCCACTTACTGAGAATACAGTAGAGATATAATCAGAAGGAGAGATAGAAGATATACACTCATCTTCTGCGAGAGTTCTTTCGAGTTTTATTGCAAAAGACTTGATACAACTTGTATTTGTTGCCGCATCCAGTCCAGCGAGATTAGTTGCGAATACTACACTTGCATCTGTTGCTTTCAATAAATAATCAGATACGAAAGCCACTGTTTCTGTAGAATTAACACCAGCTTTACCCATATAATTCATAGACACCTCTACATATTTCTTTGGTTCTACTTTTAGTGTCATTGAATTAATGACACTGAGTGCATATCGCTTATCTTGTACTGGATCTTCTATAGCGATTGTGAGTGATGGAGATTGATATGATTCAGAAAGAGTGAAAGTATGAGTCTTGGCAGTACCAGTGGCAGTTGCACTACTAACCCCTCCGAGTATTGAGTACAATGGAAGAGAGATAGAATTTACGCCAAGATTTCCAACTATTTCACCATCAGCCCATCGCTTTACTACTTCGAACCCTACTGAGTCAACAATAGTTCCATAGGCTCATTCGTCTACTACGGTTTCCATCTTATCCTCGTATGTGAGATTCGTTTTAGCGAACCATACAGAAGGTGCGACAGAAGTCCCACGAACTGTTTCTTTTCCGAAACCAACATTGACACCCTTACCCGTGAATTTTGCCATATAAAAAAGTTATTACACTTGCAATATGCAGATATTAATATAAGAATCAAAAGAGTATTTTTTATTTATGAAAATTCGCACACTCTAGAGTCTGAGTGTTGGCTATGAGATACTCATTCATACGAACCGTCAATCTATAATACTGAAATCGATTGATACGGAGCTTTCTCATGATTTCTTTTTTGGTATACTTACCACAAAAACGAAATACGAGGTAGTCATGGAACATCCAGTCCCAAGCCTTGTGAGAATTATTGAGCTCATAGAGAGCCTCTTGAGAGATCCATTCAGGTCTTGCCATAAAATTAAAAGTAAAGAATATCAGAATTATTATTTTTGATATTATCTAGTACTCAACTAAGTCAATCCACAAAATCGTCATGAACTCATTTTGTAGGAAATGCAAGGAGTTGATCCACTGCAATTTTTATATCTTTATGTTTTGATGGAAAGATCACCCTATTGGATCGGAAGTGTGGGATATGTGGATCGAAGTGTGTGACCTTATCGCTCGGATATTTCAATTCTTCTATTGGGAGTGAGATATTATATTCTTCACGAGCGAGTTTCTTGATCCAAAATCAGAATCATTGGTTGCTTTTCTCATCGTATGTCATCTTTTTTACTCTCGTTTGATACTTCTGATAGAGTGCAATACAAGTTCTCGCTTGGATCTCTACATCTACTTTCTCTAGTGTGAAGTCTAGCACATAGTAATTCTTATCCTTCTTGGACATACCGAGCACAACAGTACAAAAATAGTCGCTTGTTGTCTTGCCAGTATGAGTAGTGTCTGAGTGCATATACACCTTGTCGAAGTCTTCGAGAGATATATATTCATAGTATCTAAGTTCGTGTTCTTTGATTATTCATCATTCGTATACATTCACTGGAACCAGTAGATAGTTCTGAGAGAAAGCCCTCTCTCCCTCATTACTTCGGATCTTTTCAATCCTATCAGGTGTGAAGAAGTCCCAAGCTACTGATCCATCAGGATTATAGAGTGCCTGGATGAATACTTTCCAATTCAGATCACTGGATTTCTCTCTCTCGAACCTTGGCACTACTCCATCTTGATTGATCACATTACCAAGGAATATGATTCTTGATTTCTCCTTGGACATTGCTCCTATCGTCTCTCCGGTGATCTTCTCATAGTTCTTGTCTATGATCTCAGAATTCCGTACACTATCAGATACATCGATATCATCAAGTACCAAGAGATCAGGTCGAGAATTGCGAGAGATAGCACCTCGAAGTTTCTCTCAGAGAGAAGTTGCAAGAACTTTCACTCAGTTGGTAGTATCGAAATCTCAAATACTTTTCTTAGTCATATCTTCACGACTTCATGAGGTCTTGAATAGAACTCAATAATCAGATTCTATATTTGTTCTCATCAGATTCATTGCCACTTGCTTGGTCATTCGTTCACTCGAATCACTACCGAATGATTGCCAGACGATGAACTTGTGCTTGTTATAGCATATACACCAGGTGATATATGCAACGACTACTGAGGTCTTGATAGATCCACGGAATCACTTGATTAGGATATTGAGCTCTGTATCCGTAAGTGTCTTTATCCATTGCATGTGGAACGGTGCGAGTGGATATTTGAAGTCGTCAAAAAAATAATAAATCCACCATTCGAGAAAATGACATCAAAAAAAAGCCACCCTTTCTGATGGATTAGATTTTGCTAATTCTATAATGAAGTTTGTCATAGTAACATTTGATTGTATATAGAATTCAGACGATCAGACTCTCAGATAATGAGAGTATTTTGTATATTGGTTGTTCATTCATCATATCATTTTGACTTTCCATATAATCTATTCATAACATCTTGCATCATCTCAGGACGAGCCATGAGTTGCTCTATATATTTTTTCTGAAAATCATCCTCTGTATATCATGACTTCCTTAGCATTTCAAGAAAATCAGTCTCAAAGTTGCGAGATCACTTCGGTCTACCTGCAGGATTTCATGATTGTCACGGCTTGAAAGGTGTGAGTCATCGTGTACGATTTGGCACTGTTTTCTCCACTGTTTTTATTACTTTTTCAGGAGGTGATAAGATTTCTTTCTTAGCCATAGATGATTTGTTGAGTATCCATAGAAAATACCCTTTCGGGTTAGTTATAAAATTGGAGTCCACACATAGTATTTAGCTATTACTGCGGACATAAAATCCCCGAAGGGATTATAATCTATAATCATCAGGCAATCTCTTTTTTATCTCTTCGACTATTCTGATATCTGCATTTTTTAGTAAAATACTCTGATTATTAAAATCAAACATTGCGAAGATATACATGAAATTATCTCATATATTTCATATGCTTTGCACTTTATCTATTTTTTCGCTTGCATATCAATAAGTATCATCATACGATGACCATATATCACAGGCTATTTTTTGCATTTGATGAAATATTTCATCTTCTGGTGGTATGTAGTAGAGTTCTTGAGACATAGTATTAATTAGTTAGTTATTATTTC